ATAACCATTAATATCTTTTTCTAGCAAATATTCACAAGTATCCCATGTTTCTAAAGTGGTCTCTAATGACATCATTAAATTTTTGTATAATGAGTATCTTTGTCTATCTGCCAAAGAAGTATCATTGCCTTGACGTTTGAAACGTTGTTTTAATGAAGTTGCTGCAGTTTCTAATCTTTCATATAAGCCTATTAGCCACACTCTGAATTTTTTATAGTCAGTTAAACTTGGAACTTGTGTATATTCCAACTTTTTGAGAATTTTAGAGTTAATGTGACGGGAAAATCTTTTTACTAACTCATCTTCTAATTCTGATGATTCATCACATATCAAATATTCTCTGTGTTTAATATGATCAGGTAATGCCATAAACATACTATAATTAAAAATGCTAAACTTATTTGTAAGTGATCTTTTTCTAGCATTGTAATAGTGGCATGTATTTTTTTGAATACATTCTTCCTTTAAGCGTGATAGAAATACACACGGAGCCATTTCCACGTTGTAATTATCATCTATTTGACATTGATAATTTGTTTTACCTTTTAGTATATCACTATCATTAAAAAGTGTATTATACTGCGTTTGTAAATTTTTTGTAATCGTTAATGCTGATGCACCAAAAGAAGGTAGTGTTTTGCATTCGTCTGCATATATAAACTCACCCATTAGGTTTTGTGTAAATGCATCATTTGTTTCTATTAAATCTACATATCTTGCAGATGGTTCTTTGCTTTTATTGCTAAGTGTTTTAGACAAAAAAGATTTACCTGAACCTGTAGGTGCTGAGCAAATAACGAACTTTTTACCACTATTAAACGCATCATCTATTTCATTTAGAATTTTTACTTGATGCGAATGCGGGGTAAACTCTTTTGGGAAGTAATCAATGATATTGCTCACATATTCATTTTAGCTTATAAAGCTAAAAAATCCAAATAATTACAATTCTAAAATTGTTACTTGATTATTATGCAACTTATTAAATTTAACATTCAATGTTTGCATTTTGATTAAAATATCTTGATTTGATTGCGCAATTGATTCAATCTGATAATCAAAAATTAAATATTGTCTACCATCAAATGTTTTCCCGAACTCAATATGAAAAGGTAGAGGTAATTCATATTTCTTCTGTGCGCTCCCTACCAACATTGTAAATATAATGTAATACTCTTTAATAGAAATTAAAATCAATTTCCCTGTTTTGACAATTTTATTATTAATCGAAAATGTTACATTTCGTTGCAAAAGATTGTTTATAATTTGTTCTACTTCGGAAATTGATTGCATACTTTTTATTATGTATCCATGAATTGCATTTTTTGTTGAGTTGTCATGGGTAGAATGCTTTCATTAAAATACTTCCAAAATTCATCATTATCTGACCATGTTTGGATTAAATCACACCCGTCCATATTAATACATCTATAATTTTGCATTAAAATATCCCATGTTATTATAATATTGTTATTATTGGGATCAAACTTAGGTGTAAATATTGGTGCTTGATAATTGAGCACCATTTTACCATTGTAACTATTAAGTAATGTTGCTGAGTTTGTACAAAGCATTCGACGAGAAGCAGATTTACCGGCTACAGGTCTGCGTCGAAAAAACCTTATTTCAGCGACACTGTTAAGCAGTTGTGTTTTTAGAGCGTCTCTTCCTATTTGCATTTATGTTTGCACTTTCTTGTTCTTGCTTAGAGCAAATGCCAAAAATTCGTTGTTCATTTAAGAACATACCTTTTGAAACCAAATATTTTGTACCATCTGCTAAACGCACATCTAACCGTGATACGCTAGCACCTTTGTCATTTGGAAAAATAACAATGTCACCAACATTACAGTAATTGACTGTAGGTCCAACAATAAGCACTTTACCTTTTCTCCACGCTTTTGTTAGAGTGTTCGTAGGAATAAAAATACCATTGCGTTCTACGGCATCTCCTTGTCCATCAGAAATTTCATCAATAAACTCTACTAAGATAATATCATCTAGCACTTTTTCTAAAATATATTCGCCTAATCCAAAAAACCCCTCACTGTTACCATCTAAATCAATCAACCCTCTTTTTTGTTTTAAGTTATCTAAATGCGTTGGCATTTCTACCGGTTGTTTATTTGTCATATGATTATTGATTCGACTGTTCTAAATTATCCATATAATTTTTTACTTCTCTCTGAGAGATTTCCAATTTATTTGCTATCATCTCCACATAATTTATATCTTCATCATTAGAAGATGTTTCTTTTTTCCTTTTTATATATGATAAATGTTTTCGTTTAAGTTTAGGAATTAGATTAAACAAAAATTCAAATTGCGCTTCTTTAGTGGTTAGCGTTTGAATATATTTGTTCGAGGTTTCGTTGATAATTTTAGCCATGTCGGGGCTATACATAGTAATCCAACGATTAACCATAAACATATTGAAATCACTTTCTTCTGCATAAAAATTGCTTTTATCTTTATCAAATAAGATTGCATTCAAACAATCAAATATTGTCATTTGCAAATTGTTTTAGTTGTTGCAATGAACATATCTTTAGTCATTTCATAGAATGTTCCTTCAACATAGCGAGCAAATTCAAACACTTGATCATCAGTTAATTTTGTCGAATACGCAAAAACCGGTGCAAACTTACCAGCTTCAATATTAATACCTGTATGCCCTAATGCTACATTATTTGATGAATATGTGATACTTACAGAAGCTTTGCCCTTTTCACGCGTATTGCCTTCATTATCTGTAAATGTGTCTATAACTAGTAGATCATCACCATCTACTTCTACTGGCTTTTTAAGCATTTGTCCTGATAAAATCTGACCAATATAAGTATTGAATAATCGTTGAAAAGCTACGGCTCCGAACGCACACAATCCTGGAATTTCCCAAATAATATTAATCGCGTCGTCACTAAAAATAAAGTCTTTACTGAGGAGATCTTCCTGATCAATTAGGTTTGTGGTAACATTCATTTTACCGCGGAAAATTACTACATCTCCAGTAGGAGATACTTGATCTCGTAAAAATTTATAAGCAAATCTAGAATGAATTTCAGAGCCATCGTAATCCATGCGGTTGTTTAAATTAATCATATTATTAGAATTTAATTATAGCTTATATTTTCGGTGAATCAAATGTTTTGATTTTAATTTTATTGTAAACGTCCGCAATTCTATCAAATAATATATTTGACTGATACGCTGCTTGAGATCCTATATAATTTGTGCCAAAATGATAGTTTTCTATAATAATTTTTACTCTATGTGTATCTAAAGTGTTTATAAAATGGGCAATGTTAGATAGATAATATTTTTTTGAATATACACACTCTGTTATTTTTTTAGGTTTAAGCTTTTGATAAAAACATGTGAGATAATTTATAACAATGCCATGAAAATCGTGCATATGCATAAAATCCATTTGTTTTTCTTGATGAACAATAATAGGACGTTTATTAATATGGTTTAGTATACAAGATTTAATGAACCGTGTATCTATTTCATTTTCATCAAAAACCGCAAATATTCTCAAATTGTAATAATTATCAGTAGCATTAACAATCTCATTAATAATTTCTTTGCTAAGGCCATACGGTGTATTGTTAGCATAAATTTCTGCACCTGAGCCGAAATGTATAAGGTAATCAAATTTATGTTTATTCCGGTGAATGTTCATAAACATTTTAAGATTGTTTGTTATAGTGTCGTTATTGTCTATGTTTAGTCTACTACCGCCTTGTACAGCAGTATGTATAACAACATCAAATTTATCATACTTTGCAAACCATTTACTCACTGCTTCAGTATCTGTAATATCTACATCTGCCCGAGTTAACTGTGTGATATTATAATGGCTTGGATGTAATTTTAACACATTTACAAGTGACTTTGCTATATAACCGTTGCCTGTAATAAGAATCCTCATTTTTATTTAGTTTTGGAAAAATCAGCAAATTCAACTAAAATTGTGCTTTTTCCATCTGTTCTTGTCAATGCTTTTTCGTATGCTGGAAAAATATCTTCAGGTTCGACTAACTCTATAATATCAATATTAGTCACCATAGATTTAAATGCTGTAGTAAAGTTACCTTTATGTTGACATTGTGGATCTACAGGATATTCGCTACCTACCGCGACACGTATAATAACTTTAGGTGTGAGTTTATTGCATGACATCGAGGCGAACTTATCTAAGTGATTTACTATTTGATCGACTCCCATTAATAAAAAATTCCACCGAGGAAAAATAGAAACAGGTATTAAACCTTCTATAGCCAACCCATTAGCCATTCCGCATTGAAGATATTCTGCAACTGGTAGTTCTATTTTTTTATTTGATGGTAGATGCACTAATGAATCGTATACTCCAGTTCCTTCAAATTCTACAGCTTGACCAATAAAAACTGTCTTCGGATCTTCTGCTAAGAACCTCATTGCACGCTTTAATTCATTGAAATATTTCATAGTGTTAAAATTGCACTCTTATACCGGCACCACTATGTGGATATTTGGTATTGTTATATTGATAGTAATATAAACTGTCTTGTTTTAAGACACCACCTGTGTACTCTGTATTTAAATAATATGGTCTGTTTCGTTTCCATATTTCAGGTGTAGGTGTACAAACAGATTTTTTGTTATCTTCAATAATAAATGTAATTGGTAACTTATGATTGAGACTATATTTATATGCTTCATGAAAGGCACCGGTTTCTGCACTCATATCTCCTACCCAACACCATACTTTATTAGTACCATTTCTAATTTTAATTGAAAGTGCAATTCCTGCTGCAATAGATGGTATCCCACCAACAATAGAGCTACAAATAAATTTATATTCAGGTAAGTTAGCCACCATTGATTTACCATTAATAATATTTTCTTTAAGAATTTCAGCTGGTATGCCTTTTAATAGTCCTTGGTAATGGTTTCGCCAAGTGCAACACACCCAATCATTTTTAATATCTATATCAGTGAAGATTTCGGATATTAATTCCTCATTACCAGAATATAAGTGTATCGGAGCCTTTATTTTACCATCGTTAAATAATTTGGCTATTTCTTCTTCAAAAATTATTAAATTTTGCGTAGTTACCATATAAATTTGTTTTTGTAAAAATCTACAATATTCTTAATTTGGCTGTCAAAGGATAATTTTGGTTCCCATCCCAACTTTCTTAATTTAGAATCATCTAATGCATATCTAATGTCTTGGCCAGGTCTATTGTAAGAATAGTCAATACAATCTTCGACATTTAATGATATATTATATGCATTTACAATTTTGGTAACAGTCTCATGATTTGTTTGTTCAAATCCACCACATACGTTGTAAATTTCATTTTTTATACCAGATTCAATAACTGTAATAACTGCATTTGCTGTATCAAATGCATGTAACCAATTTCTAATCGGTTTACCATGATCTTGCAGTGGTATTTTTTTACCTATTTCAAGATATTTACAAGTTTTAGGTATCAGCTTTTCCACATATTGCCCTGTGCCATAATTATTTGTGGGTCTAAGGATTATATAAGGTATGTTATGGGTTCTATGCCATGCTAATATAAGCATATCTGCAGCAGCTTTAGTAGCTGAATATGGGTTACTTGGCTTTAATAAATCTTGCTCTGTATGAGCTCCAATTGCAATATCACCATACACTTCGTCTGTGCTAAAGTGGAGTAATGTAGGTTTGTGTGCAACTTCTTGACGATAATTCTTAATCAATTCTAATAAATTATGCACACCGTTAATATTAGATGTCATAAATTCATTACTATTAGCTATAGAATTTCCTACATGGGTTTCTGCTGCAGTATTGATAATATAATCACATTCATATAAAAACTTTAAATCGTTAATATCGCAATGAACAAAAGAAAAATTTGGATATTGATCAAATTCACTTAATAGTTCTTTATTAGAAGCGTAAGTCATTTTGTCTACACCTTTTACATACCAGCCTTTTTTTAAGCATGCACGGGTGACATATGATCCAATAAATCCCAGACAACCTGTAACATATAGTACTTTTAACATATTAAATTAATAATATAAATTATATTATGCGTAAATCCATTATTATTTAATTGGTGAATCTTTGCTATATAAAAAAGTGTTAAGGTCTTCCGGGGTACCTAAGCCCCACATTTTTTCTATATCATAAATTTCAATTTTTTTATTGTTTGTAATTGCTTCATTGAATACTGGGCATACATAAAATTCATTATTAATTTTTAAATTTTTTTCAATCATTTGTTCAGCAAACTTTACGTAATCTGATCCTTTAGCCCAGTAATATATTCCGGTAGTAGCTTTATTAGAAATAGGACGTTTTTCAGCTACTTCAGTTACATTACCACGCTCATCAGTTTTTACAAATGACCATTTCGGGTGTGAAGATTCAAACGTTAAAATTCCTCCATCTACTTGATGTGCGATCATTTTATACATAAAATCTACACTATTCCAAAGAATATATTGATCTGAATTTGCTATTAGCAATGGACAATCATTGTCAATTAACTCTTTAGCTAATAGAGTGGTTATTGCAGAGCCTTCTGTTATTTTATCTGTTTCGATTATTTTACAATTTGGAGCAATTAAATTTAGTAAAATATCTAGATTGTATTTTTCTCGATGTTCTTTTCTAACTACAAAAATGTAATTTGCTTCAATATTTAAATTTTCTACAACAACCTGTATCATAGGTCTGCCGCAAATATCAATTAACGGCTTTGGAAATGTATAGCCTGCTGTTTCAAATCTACTTCCAGCTCCAGCCATTGGTATTAGAACATTTAAATTTTCCCCTTTCCATTTTATGGTTTTTGGTCGATCAATAATGGATTTTAATTTATTCATAATAAGATCTAATGTAAGAGTGTGCGGTGAATCTATTCTCAATATATGGCTTCCAGAACGGCTTGCACCTAGTAAACCAACTGGAGAATCTTCTATAATTAGAGTTTCTTCAGGTATTGTACCAGTATCAATCATTGCTTTCCAATAAATTTCAGGATGTGGTTTACTTAAGATAACATCGTTATTTGATAAAATTATATCAAAAAAGTGTAAAATTCCTAACTTAGATAAAACTAAATAAACCGTTTTTCTAATAGAATTTGAACAGCATGCTAGTTTATATCCATTCTCAGTTAAATGCTGAAATATTTCAATTAGTTGTGAACTAGGTTGAATATTTGATAATAATTTTTGTGTGATTAATTGTTTATTATTCCACACAGTTTTATGTTTATCAAGTGGTAGTTGTTTGTTTTCAGTTAACAAATTTAATTTTTGCGTCGTTTTCAAACCATCATAAATTTGTAAATGTTCATTTAAACTAATCGCAAATTTATTATCTATTATTGAAAGTGCTTGATTAAGTGCGGTGTAGTGAATTTCTTTTGCATCAACTAATACACCGTCTAAGTCAAAAATTATTAATTTACACATGTTAAAATAAAGAAGAATGTTCACCCATTTTAAGCAAATAAAGACTTGAATGTGTATTCATTTTATATTTCCATTTTGATCTACATCTAGCTGACCATTCACAGTCTTCACCTTGACCCCAGCATAACGTTTCATCAAATTTGTTTTGTATTAAAAATTCTCGTTTACCAATTATGACTGTTCCACTAATATACATATCTGTATTAGTAAATCTATTATCAGAATACAACAATCTATTAGGTGCAAGTAATACTCCATTATGCTCTATTCTATAACCTTGAGTATATGTTGGGCAATGTGACCATAATAACCAATCCCTCCACCTAATTTTATCTTTATTAAAAATTTTTACCATACAAACATCCCAATCTAGATCAAACATTTGAAACCCTTTATACCAATTTTGGTCAAATTTAACATAATCATGAATTATGATTATGTTTTGATATTTGGACTCATTAACGAGTATATTTTTCTTTTTGGTGATCCATCCATTTTTAATAGTATCATCAAAATATATTATGCGTAAATTATCATTTATTTTTAAATCACTCTTTAAGTTATTAGAACCTATTATTATAATTTCATAAAAATCCTCTGCAATGTTAAGTGATTTTATACTTTCAATTATGTCTATCAAAAAACATTCTTGATCATCACCACTAATATTATTATTAATAATATTTACATGTTTAGTGACAATACCAAACGTCCATTCTTTATTATTGGAAATATTCATGTTCAAAAAATTTATCCGAAAGTTTAGCATGGTCAACACCAAATACGTTTAATGTATTATAGGAAGGGTGCACTGCGTAGCCATTTTTAATGAAGATTTTATTTAGATTGTATTTTTCAATATAGAGATTAAGAGGTACCTCATCAAAAGGATCTTTAAATAGTTCAGCGCTATTTAAAACATTTTCATAAAAAGTTTTTTTTGTTGCAAAAGCACTATTGCAAAAGTATGGTCTATTGTGTGTAAAACATTCCATATTATTAGTGTTGCAAAGTTTGTCAAATTTTGTCAAACAACTATTTAATAATATATTTTGCGCAATTGCAGAAAACCTAACAGGGTGTACACCTTTATAATAATGGTTAATATTTTTAACACTGTTATAGAAATTATCTGGTGACCATACACTTGATTTAATAGTGTGATCTTCTAAATGTGAATAATCTGCTCCCCAAATGCTAGGCAATTTAGTTTCAAGAAAGTTTTTATATAATGCATCTTTTTCCTCTTCATCGCAAAAAGATTCTATAAAAAGGTCAACTGTTGGTATACCTGTAGATATTAAAGGTGCTAAAAAAGCGTTTTCAGAAAAATCTAAAATATTTAAGTTTTGTAAAATAAATTCCCATACACGGTAAGGAATAAAAACATCTTCATCTAATTTAAAAAAATATTCATCTGTATATGACAGACCGGTTTTTAATTTTGTTATATAGTCTCCATTATAAATGATAAAAAAGTTATTATCCACATTTTGTTTATCTAATGCAGATTTACATTCTTTCCAGATTGAATTATTTTCTGAACATAAAACGTTAATTTTAATTGCAGTTAAAAGATTTTTATCAATTTTTAGTATCTCTTTTATAAAAGATAGAGAATATTTGCTGCGGCTATGCGGCAAATAGTTAATTGTTAGTTTCATATAAGTGTGAAGGATATCTAGTTAAGTGTCTTTGATATACATTAATATTACTATTGTTCATCGAAGCATATTGACATGTTGGATCACTGCATATCCAAAATTCTGCTTTATGCCTTTCACTTAAGATAAGTGGCAATTTTTCAAATGTTTGTAGTTTTTTTATATGATTTAGTTTGGACCACCACATATTACCAGAAAAATGCAGGGCCGGACTTGTTACTAAATCGACACCAACAGCATCGTAATTATTTAGCAATGTTAATGCTTTTTTATAGTGAGTAATGTTAAAATACAACATATATTTTCTCCATTCATCTATACATAAATTATTTGGAGTTGAAACCCCTTTTGTGTGAAGATATAAAACATTTCCTAAGTTATTAGCAGCAAAAGATTGTAACTGATTAAGTGTAGAAAATTCATAGTCTTCTATTTTAGAACGAACGCTATTTATTTTTATCCAAGGATAAGAAGGTAGTATAATATTACCATTTCCTGCAATATTAACGTGCATAGCTGTTATATGTGCGCTAAGATCACTTTTTTCAATATATTCAAAAATTTCATCAACTATTTTTTGGTAAAAATTTCCAATAGTGCAAATATGAAAAAAACAAAAAGTGTTCATAGACGTGTACGATCAGCATAATGCCCATAAAATTTTTCTATAGGATATTGCCATGTTGTGTTGTGTGGAAAAGTACCGCTTTTCCCAGCACTGCTTTCCAAGCTTAGAATGTCTCCAAATAATGAACAATTTTCAAGATCAAATCCAAGTTGTTCAAAAAAGAAACCATATGCTCCTTCTGCAAAACCTACCTCTATTTTGTTAGATGGTAATAGTTTATCAACTCCTGCTTTTAACAAATTTTTCATTACGTAATTTTGACAAAAAAAAGCAGGCCCATAACATCCTTTGCCATTTGGAGTATAAACAAAATTTGTATATTTATTAATATTTTCAGCCCAGCCTGAAAAGGAAGAATGTACTGCACGGTTAAAATAACATAAAAGGGTCAAGGCGTTTGATTTTAAATATTCTAAATTATCTTTAACTTTCATAGAATCGTGTAAAAAATAATAAAAGTCTTCATCAGGATATTTTTTAAAACTATGCCAAAATGCTCCAACCATCCAATGTTTATTAGCGATATCTTCTATTAATACTTCATATCTATTTATTTTTTCAAAATAAGTTTTATCTTCTGAATTAGAATCCACCACTACTATTTTTTCATTAGGGTGAAAATTTCTAATATTTTCTACTAAAGATATGATATATGGGGCAGTTAAACTATATTTACATGGGATAACAAACATATATTATTTTTTTATAATTAAAGCCAACGTTTCCTTTAAAAAGATTATATCTGCACTGTTATCTTGAAGATAATTCATATCAGATTTATTAACGAAGCTATTTGGCAT